CTCGTGTAACAACAGTAAAACCTTCAGGAACTAGTTCATTAGTATTAGGAACTTCATCAGGGATTCATGCTTGGCATAATGATTTTTATGTAAGACGTATGAGATTAGGAAAAAATGAAGCACTCTATCAATATCTTTCTCAATCTCACCCAGAATTAGTTGAAGATGATTTCTTTAAACCTGATATTCAAGCTGTAGTTTCAGTTCCACAAAAAGCACCTAAGGGGGCAATTTATAGAACAGAAAGTCCAATGGATCTATTAGAAAGAACTAAAAAGTTTAATATGGAATGGGTAAAAGCAGGCCATAGAAAAGGAGCAAATACAAATAATGTTTCAGCAACAATATCAGTTAAACAAGATGAATGGGACTCAGTTGGAGAATGGATGTGGGAAAATAAAAATACATTTAATGGTTTATCTGTATTACCTTACGATAATGGTTCATATACTCAAGCTCCTTTTGAAGATATTTCAGAAGAAAAATTCTTAGAAATGGAAAGTCATTTAAATAATATTGATTTAAAAAAGATAATTGAAATGACTGATGAAACAGATTTAAAGGATCAAGCAGCTTGTGCTGGGGGTGCTTGTGAAGTAGTGTAATATAATCCTTTATATTAGTTTACATATTCCTAGTTAGTCTCCATATATTTATAACAAAATATTTTATGGAAAAATTAATTCAATTTTGGAATTGGTTATTTGGGAAAAAAACTAAAGTAGTAAAATCTTCATGGGAAACTAATAAAGGCAGGCCTGCACCTAAAAGAAGGGGTAGACCTAAAAAAAAATAAAATGAAAAAATTATTATTTTTAATTCTTATATTTAGTACTTTTAATTCTTATAGCCAAGACTTAAAAAAAATATTTAAATTTGCTACATTCTATACAGCAGCAAATGGGGGAACATCTATTTCTGATGTAGATGTATATTCTGTTACTGATGGTTTACAAACAACTACAATTGAAACCCCTTTTGATTATTCTTTAACTGCAGGTATTAGAAAAATAGCTAGATTTGGTTATGAAAATCGTGCAAACACTTTTTATGATGGAACTGAAAAATCATTTTCTGATGCTACTACAGTAGGTAAAGTAAAAGGATTTGAATTTTTATTTGAAGTTGATTATAAAAGACAACAAGGTGAAAATTATTTAGATCAACATCATTTTTTAAGATATGTTGATGATAAGTGGATAGCTAAAATTGAATACTTAGCGGATGGTTTTGCAGATATTAAGTATTTTGAATCATCACAACGTTATAGATACAAACATAATCCAAAATTGTCATTTAATATAGGTGCAGTGCAACGTTTATCTGAACCTTATGGTTATGATCCTTTAGAAGAATGGAAATTATCAAATGGAAATTTACATTATACATTTTTAGCACTAGAAGAAGGTTATACTATGATATTTGATGGACAAGGTAATGTAGAATATTTTGATCCATCAGGAAACTCTGTTGCAACTTCAACTGAAGTGTGGGAAGCAATAGCTATACCAGAAATGTTATCAAATTATACAGAGAAAAAAAGAAATCAATTAAATAATACAATACAACATTCATTAATAATAGGATTTGATTATTACCATTACACAAAAACATTTTGGTTACATTCATGGGGGAATTTAATGCCTTATCATTTAGATCAAGGGGGAGAATTTTCATATCATGAATATAATGAAGGTCAATGGTATGATTATTCAGGGGGATTAATATTAGGGTATAAATTTGATAAACATTTAGGAGTATTTGCTGAGGGGAAATATAATAAATATTGGAATAGAGAATGGCATGATTTTTCTATTGGGATGAATTATGTAATATTCTAATTAAATGAATTATGAACCTTTAAGTAAAAAAATATTATTAGAAAGGGGATATTGTTGCAAAAATGGTTGCAAAAATTGTCCATATAAAACAAAAGATAAAGATGGCAAAAGAATTAAATGAAGATACAACTTTAAAATTAAGTATAAAAACTCTAGTAGGTATAGGAGTATTAATTTTTACTCTAGTAGGTATGTGGTTTACATTACAAGCAGATATAGCTGAAGCTAAAGAACTTCCCATCGCACCACCACCTGATGTCACTAGAATGGAATATGATATGAAAGATCAACTCATTAGACAAACTATTATGACAACTCAAGATGATGTTAAAGAGTTAAAAGAACGCCTTGTTAGAATGGAAGAAAAGATTGATAAATTAAGATAAAATTCTTATGAAAAAATTATTTACATTACTATTATTTTTAATATTTTCTTTAGTAGTAAAATCCCAAGTAATACCGAGTGAAGGATTAATTATAGCTGAATTTAATGCCCCTTTTTCAGGAACTCAATGTGAATATCTAGATAAATTAACTGATTGTGATTTAGCAAAAATAGATATTTCAACCCAACCAAAATTACAATCAAAACACAAAATTGTAGTTGTACCAACTTTAATTGTGTTTTATGATGGGGAAGAAGTAGCAAGATTTCAAGCAAATATTATGATGAAGTTAGAAGTAACTAGAGAAGAAGTACAAGATAAGATTGATGAAACTATAATGTCAAACTTTTAATATAAAAAACAATGAAAAAACTACAGTTATTATTATTAATAATTTTAATACCTTTTTTAGGTTATACACAAAATTCTTGGATTCATATCCAATTAATGACAGATAATTATCCTTCTGAAACAAGTTGGGATATTACCCCTCCAGGTGGTTCACCTATTATTATAGAAAATGATAGCAATATGCTACCTAATACTTTATATGATACTATTGTTCAACTTGGTGGAACTATTATTGCAAGCATATATGATGAATATGGTGATGGTTTATCTTCCTCACAATTTGGTGGTACTGATGGTTGGTTTATGATTAGTAATTCATGTCAAGATACAATTATGTATGTTGCAGGTAATTTTGGAGATAGTTTAGTACAAACATTAACTATTGCTCCTTGTGCTCCTCCTCATGGAGGTTGTTTAGACCCAATAGCATTAAATTATGACTCTACAGCTACATTTTCAGATAGTTCTTGTATTTATCCTTTATGTAGTGGGTTAGATACTTTTTGGGTAGAAAATTTTTGTAATGTAGGTCAAAATAAAGTTTGGTACCATTGGAGTAATATGCCTAATCCTAATTGTAGAATGGCTTATTATACTAGAACAACAGATCCTAATACTCTAGGTAATACTTGGTATCCATACCCTATAAATTTTTCAAACACAGGTTTATTGTATAGTAACAGCCAACCAAATACTACTTATTACTTTTTAGGAATGTTAGCTGATTCAAGTTTAACAGATACTTTAGTAATAACAACAGGAGAATGTATTCCTGGTTGTATGGATCCAACAGCTTTGAATTATAATCCTTGGGCAAATACAGATGATGGTTCATGTCAAGCACCTCCTGCAAATTGTGTAAATGGAGAATCTAATATTGTAATAACAATTACACCAGATACTTATGCTGGAGAAACTTCTTGGGAAATTGCAGATACAACAGGTACAGTATTAGCAACATCACCTAATTATACTATAACAGGAGTACCTGTAATATCAGAAATATGTGTACCAAATGGTACTGTAATAGAATTTACTTTATTTGATTCTTTTGGAGATGGTTTATGTGGTTCATGTTATGGTGGAGTAGATGGTACAGCATTAGTTCAAACTTTATGTGGTGATACTTTATTATCAATATTACCAGGTAATGCAAATTTTGGAAATGATACTTCTGTAATTTATACTGTAACTCCTTGTACACCTAATATTATTTTAGGATGTACTACTCCAGGATTTACAGAATATAACCCACAAGCTAACACTGATGATGGTTCTTGTTTAACTCCTATAGTAATTGGTTGCATAGACTCAACTTCACCTGATTATGACCCATTAGCAAATACAATGGATATAATTCCTAGTTGTGATTATACTTTAGTAATTACAGATGAAGCAGAAGATGGATGGTTTGGTGCATGGGTTGGTATATTACAAGATACTACAATATTAGGTCCTTTTATGATGGGCCCTAATGATGGTTATTCAGAATCTTTTACAATTACTTTAAGTGCTTTAAATCCAGTTGAATTAATGTTTTTTGCTCCAGGCAATTCATCAACAACAGCAAATCAATGTGGATTCTTTTTAATAGGTCCTGAAGGTGATACTACATTATCTGGTGGTACTAATCCTTGGACAGATCCTATGTTACAATTTCCATATAGATATAATAATGTACCTTATTGTGGAGATTATTGTACACCTGGAGTTTTAGGTTGTATGGATCCTACAGCATTAAATTATGATAGTCTAGCTAATATGCCTGATACTTGTACTCCAGTTATTTTAGGTTGTACAAACAGTTTAGCATTTAATTTTAATCCAACTGCAAATGTAGATGATGGATCGTGTGAACCTATAATAATAGGATGTATGGATTCAACTGCATTTAATTATAATCCTTCAGCAAACACAAATGATCCTTTGTCTTGTATACCTGTAATATTAGGATGTATGGATGATACACAATTTAATTATAACCCAGCAGCAAATACAGATGATGGTAGTTGTATTCCAATAATATTTGGTTGCACTGACCCATTAGCTTATAATTTTGATTCATTAGCTAATACTAATAATGGTTCATGTATACCAGTTATTTTAGGTTGTACTGACCCAACAGCTTTTAATTATAGTACTAATGCTAATACAGATGATGGTAGTTGTATTCCTGTAATAATTGGTTGTACTGACCCAACAGCATTAAATTATGATTCTTTAGCTAATACTAATAATGGGTGTATTTATCCAATTCTAGGTTGCACAGACCCTAATGCTTTTAATTTTAATGTAAATGCAAACACAGATGATGGTTCATGTGTACCTGAAGTTTTAGGATGTACTGATCCTACAGCTTTAAACTATGATTCATTAGCAAACATAAATATAGGTTGTATTTACCCAATTTTAGGTTGTACTGACCCAACAGCATTTAATTATAATGTAAATGCAAATGTAGACGATGGTTCATGTGTACCCTATATTTATGGATGTACCGATTCTACAGCTTTTAATTTTAACCCAACAGCAAATACAAATGTAGGATGCATTTACCCAATTTTAGGTTGTACAGATCCTACAATGTTTAATTTTGATCCATTAGCAAATACAGATGATGGTAGTTGTATTCCTTTTATCTATGGTTGTATGGATCCTATAATGTTTAATTATGACCCTAATGTTAATACTGATAATGGTTCGTGTATTCCTTTCATATATGGATGTACAGACTCAACGCAATATAATTTTGACCCAACAGCAAATACAGACAATGGATCTTGTATACCCTACATATATGGTTGTACCGATAATACAGCACTTAATTTTAATATACTAGCAAATACACTAGATAATTCTTGTTGTTATATAGGAGGTTGTACTGACCCAACAGCAGTAAATTATGACCCAGATGCTTGTTTTGATGATGGGTCATGTGTTACACCAATTTCAGGTTGTACTGACGTGTCTGCTTATAATTATGATCCTACAGCAAATGTTTCAGATACAACAGCTTGTTTATATGATGCTGGTTGTTATGGAGGACCTGGAATACCTTATTGGTTAAATGATGGATGTTATGCTTGGGTAATTGATGTTGATAATTATTGTTGTACTAATGACTGGGATGTAAGTTGCCAATCAATGTATAATTATTGTGAATTAGGTTGGCCTACTTCACTTGAAAATTTATCTACATTAGGTATAAGAGTTTATCCTAATCCTGCACAAGATATAGTAAATATTGATACTCGTTTAAATATTAAAGTAGAATTATATAATATAACAGGAGAATTAATATTAAAAGAAGAAAATTGTAAAAGAATTAATATGAGTGATTTTCCTTCTGGTATTTATCACGTGATAATAATTTATCAAGAAAAAAGATTTATAAATAAAATAATTAAACAATAAAAACAAAAATGAAAAATTTATTTACCCTTATATTAACAACATTCTTAGTTATTGGATGTGGAAGTGATAAAAAAGTAGACCCAGCTTTAGCTGGAATGATACAAGAAGATGGTTCAATTTTAAATGTAAAAATGGATCCTGCAACAGTTACTTTATATGTAGTAAACAATACAGATCAACTAATTTATTGGCACAGAACTATGGGTATGGATAAAAATGATGTATATGATACTATTGCTATAGGTGATACATTACTTTCAAATTCAAATACTCAACCATTAGCAGGGGCAACTTCATTTATAGGTACAATTTTACCTCCAAAAGGATTAACTAGTATATCTCCTAGTAATGGTAATTGGAATTATGAATATGGATTTGATGGTAGTAATACTATGAAAATAAATAACGAAAATGATGGTGGAGGACCAATGCCAGGTAATGCTACAGCAAGATCAGCAACTTGGGTATATGAAACAGAATTTAAAGATGGAAACCCATCATCAATTAATAATACTATAACATTTACAACTTCTGTATGGCCTAAACCTACAGTTAAATAATATGTTAGATTATAACTTATTAAATATATTAATTATAAAATAAAAAATTATGTGGTCAATATTTAAAAATGATAATGAGTGGAATGAAAAAACTGTAGTAGGTTTTATTGCATTTTTAGTAATGGTATTATTTGCTTTATTAGATTTATTAACTGGATACACAGGTAAAGATTTAGTAATTAATGAAACAATATATGATTCATTTACATGGGTTGTAATAGGTTGTTTTGGAATAGCAGGAGTTGAAAAATTTGCAAAAAAATAATTAAATTATGAGTTGTTATACAAGAGAACAAATTGAAGAAACGATGATTAGTAAGGGTTATAAATACTTTACTGGTGGAGATTATGATGTTAATATTATAGGTGTAAGAAATTCAAAAACTAAAAATAGAGTTACTAATGCATTTGATGATTGTATAACTTTATCTTATAAATTAGATAATGAATGGAAATTTCATTGCTTTAAATGTACAACAGACCCAGGGACACATTGGGTAGAAAATTTATTAAACCCAAATGGTGTAGCAATTTTAAAACCAGGACAATACAGAAGTTCTCATAAAATTGGTTTACATCAAGGAAAATATGAGGCATTAAGACAAGCTAAACCTTTAGAAGTTTATCGTGATGATAATACTGATGGAGTTTATGATTGTTTAGAAGAAGATATTGAAAAAGGTATTTTTGGGATTAACATCCATAGAGCAACAGCTAAAACAGGAGGTAAATCAACTCGAGTAGATAAATGGTCGGCTGGTTGTCAAGTAATTGCTTCAAATGAAGATTTTGCGGTGTTTATGAAAATTTTACGCCAAGCTAGAGATGTTTGGGGTAATTCATTTACTTATACTCTTATTGAGTCTAAAGATATTGTTTAATTAAAAAATTAGTTATGTGGAAAAATATTCAAATAAGATTATTTCCTTTAATAATTGCATTCTCCGCACTATCAGTCTCTATTTCAGCAGCATTTTATTCTGTTAGTGGTTTAAGTAAATTATTTGCAGGAGCAGCTGTTGCAGTTATAGTAATGGCAGCGTCATTAGAAATTGCTAAACTAGTTATAGCATCTTTATTATATCAATATAGAAAATCCTTACCAAAATTTTTAAAGTGGTATTTATCTATAGCTTGTTTTATTTTAATTTTAATAACTTCTATGGGTATTTATGGATTTTTATCTGCAGCATACCAAGAAACATCTTCAAAATCTGGAAATATAGATGCACAAATTACTCTAATAGAAACTAAAAGGGATAACATAAAAGAACAGTTAATTGTATATAATGAAGAAAAATCAAGTATAAATAAATCCGTAACAAGTTTACGAAATGGTTTAAGTAACAATATAATACAGTATACAGACACAAGTGGTAATATAGTTACAACAACTTCATCATCAACTCGTAGAGCTTTAGAAAAACAATTAGATCAAGCTATTGAAAGACAAACAATAATAAATGCTAAAGTTGATAATTTAAATGATAAAATATTTCAATATGAAACTGAAATAGTTGAAGTAAGAACTAGTGATGCTGTTTCTAGTGAGTTAGGCCCTTTAAAATATCTATCAGGATTAACAGGAATACCTATGGATCAAATTATTAATTATTTATTATTGACTATTATATTTGTATTTGATCCTTTAGCTATTGCTTTAGTAGTAGCAGCTAATTTTGCTTTTGAACAGATAAAAACAACATCTTTTATTCCTAAATCTATAAAAATAAGACAACCTAAAAAGGTAAAAATGTCTGTTCCTGAAGGTATGGAGTTTGATAAATCTTATCCTTTACCTAAAATGTATGAACCTTCAGAAGTTAAAGTTGAAGTTATAAACCAAAAACCTAAATCAAAAAAACAATCTCCTGATTTTGAATTAGCTACAAGTGAGAGTCAAAATAGATTAATAGATAAAGATGAAGAAAGGATAAATATTATAGGTCAAAATGGTAATGATGGTTTACATTATGATAAATTAGATTTAAATAAAGATGGGGTTGTTGATGATAATGAACGTTTATTAGTAATGCAAAAATTAAAATCTTTAGCTCATGAAGCTAAAATGAGTGGAAATACTGCCTTATATGAAGTTTATCTATCTCAAATCAATGAAATTAAATCTTAATTTGGTTTATTAAAAAATTTTTCGTATATTTATCCTATAAACAAAAATAAAAGTTATGAGAGGTAGACCATCTGAAAACATTGAACGTAAAACAAAGTATACATTAGAATTTTTTGATTATCCATCAAAACCAGAATTAGGTGGAAGATCTATATGGCATTTTGATGATAAAAAGTCTAAAAAAGGTGCTTATAAAGTAGAACAATTTTACTCTAAAGATAAAAAATATAAAAAAATAAAAATAGAAAAAGGTAAAGCATACGGTAAAATGCCTGTAGTTATGGTTTTTAAAACTTCAAATCGTTCAAATGCTAAAACTAAAATAAAGATATGGAACAATGAAAATGTAGATTATATTCTATTAGCTAAAAAACTACCAGGAGTACCTGAAAAGGCAGAAATATTAGAAATTGGCGTAGGTTTATCACTTATTAATTACTGTCGAGAAAAATATAATCTAACTTAATTTTCATATATTTATAACAAAATATAAAAACATGGATAATTTTGACCTTAAAAAGTTTGTTAGCGGAAAAACGTTATTAAACGAAAACGCCCCAGGATATGATACTAGAAAAACTGGAGAACCGTTACCAACCCTAGAAAGTGTAAAAGCAGCTTATGAAGCTAAAAATACTGAATCCTTAAATGAAGGTAAAAAATCTGAATTAGATAAAAAATTAGCTGAAATTGATAAAGCAGGAGCTATTACTACTTTAGAAGCTAAAATTAATGCTATTGATGAAGCTATTGAAGCTAAAAATAGTAGAATTAATATGGTTCAAGAAGATGAAAATCTATCAGAATTAATAGATAAAAAAAGAGTTAAAGAAATGCAAAGAGAAATTAAACTCTTAGAAAGATCTAAAAAATTATATGAAAAGCAATTAGATAAAGCAAACGGTAAGAAAAAAGCTAAAAAAGAAATTGTAGACGAATATAATGTAGAACCACATGATGCTCCAGATGCATCAGCTGATATGGAAATGAGTGAAATGAAATCCGATATATCTGATGACCCAGATGATTTTGGAAAATACTAATGGCTAAAAAAAGGAAATTAAATAGTAAAAATCCTAAATATTGGGATAAAAGTCTTTTAGTTGAAGAAGAAATTAAAAAAAAAGTATTAATTAAGGATGTTGATGGTGTTAAAATATCAGCAGTTTGGTATAAATCAAAATAAAAATGGCAACAAGAGCACTTATAGGATATTTAGATGACAATAAAGTATTAACTTCTACTTATAATCATTATGATGGTTATCCTGATCATTTAGGAAAAATGTTAGATAAACATTATAATAGTGATGAAAAAGCAAAATTCGTAGCAAACGAAGGTTATATTTCATATATAACTGATGATGGTACTATAGAAGCTAAAAATAAAATGAATCCTGAAAAAACAAGACTTGATAAAGAATGGGAGGATGCATTATATGATATGGCTGGTCAAATTGATAGCTATGGTGCCGATTATGCTTATATTTGGTATGAAGAAGATGGTGATTGGGTTGAAATAAAAAATACAGGAACTAGAAGTATGATAGACCAATTAGCTAATCAATTAGCATCTGCAGCTACAATGTTTGGTCCTGTTGATGAAGAAAAATCAATGAAAGAAAGAAGAGCAGTCCCTTCAGACAGAGCAAATCATAAATTAATGGATAAAGCAATCGATAAAGATGAAAAAATAAAAGATATGAAAAAAGAAAATATAGATTATAGATTAGATCCTTATGATGATAAAGAGGAAGTTGAAGGAATGATAATAAAATTAGTTGTGGGTAAAAGAGGTGTAGATGCTGATATAGCTAAATCTTTTATCGATACCCACTACGAAGATATTATAAATGCAGATGGTACTGATGGTATACTTGATGAATTTGATGAGTTTATGTCAGTTAACACAGAATATGTAAGAGAAGAAGATAACATAGAAGTTGATTCTAGTGATGCAGCAGCAGGGGATGATGCTATAGAAAGAGAATCAGCGTCAGGTGCATTTGAAGAAGCAGTAAATTGGAGAGGTGAAACTCTTAAAGAACAATTTAAAAGATTATCAAAATAAAGTTATGAACTACGCGTTGTTCACAATTGCGTAAGTTTTTTAATTTAGTGTGGCTATACAAAAGTAATTTTGTATATTGTATAAATACATTTGGAAAAAATGTACACAATGCCACATAAAAAGTGGCATTCGCTACGTTTTCCCAAAAAAGTATTAAAAGCATATGTGGGATAGTCCCATATATTAACATATGTAAGATGGTCTTACATATTATTTATTAATTAAAATCAAAAAAATGAAAAAAATGATTTTGAGTTTAGCTTTAGGACTAGGATTAGTACTTGGAGTAAACGCACAGGAGAAAGGTGACTTCTACATAGGTACAGGTGACATTTCTAACACAGCATGGACTGAATGGTCTATAAGCCCAACAGTAGGGTATGGTTTAACTGATAAGTTAATGGTAGGTTTAAATATCTCCCAAGCTGATTCAACTGTTGACCAAGTTATTGATGTACATGCAAGATATTTTCTTAGAGGATATTTTGTATATGCTTCAGCACCAAATTTAGAAACAGATAATCTAAGTATTGGTATTGGTAAATTGTTTACTATTCACAAAGGAGTGTTTGTAGATCCTAAGGTTGTTTATAACTCAGGTGACAAAACGACTAACTTAACGTTAGGCGTAGGTCTTAAATTTTAAACTAGTATTAATTAAAAAACTAAAAAAATGGAAAAAGTATTTTCTTATTTAAATGGATTTTTAGGTGGATTAAGCGCGTTGTTTTTAGCTTTTATCCCAGTAACAATCCTATGGTACGTATTAACAGGTGGTGCAATATTTAATTTTGATGTTGTTACTAACCTTACAGCTCTTGTAAGCTCATTAGGTAATGGTGGGTTTGTTGGTTTAGTTGTTTTAGTTCTTATTGCTTCATTCTTCACTGCGAAGAAATAGTAATATAAATACATCAGTTAGAAAGGCGTCCTAAGGACGTCTTTCTAATTTTCCCGCGAAAATATTTGGATACCTGAAATATCTTTCGTATATTTACCATGTAAATAAGGCAGAACGCCGGAAAACAATAAATAAAGGTTATAAAAATGTTAAATTTAATTTTAAAAGAACAAAAAAGATTAAAAGCTTCTGGATGGAAGCCTAAATTTAGAGGTGATACTGGTGTAAACATAGCTCAACTAATGGTAGATAATAAAGTTGAATTACGTAATGATTGGGATAGATCATTTGTAGATACATTTAAAAACTTAAAAAATAAAAAATAAAAGTTATGCCTATAGTAGAATTTTCTAATTTAAACAAATATGGTAATCTTCGAACTAGAAGATTTTATCAAGAAAAAAGTAATTTTAGTATTAATCCTAAAGGGTTTGGTCCATTTGTTTCTTTTAAATTATTTAAATATGATTATGAACATCATATACCCCCCGCATTAACAAATGTTGGAGGAAAAAAATATATTGTACCTATATGGCAAGAAGTACTACCTGAAACTACGTTAAATGATATAAATTGGATTAAACCTAAATTAAAAGTAAAATCAAAACCAGTAATTAAAACTCATATAAGTGGAAGTGGGTTAGGTGAATATACAACAAAGTATTACCCTGAATCTGGTAAATATCATTGTACTTGTCCTGGTTATTGGAGGTCAAGTGGCAATTGTAAACATGTAAAAGAAATGAAAATTAACCAAAAATAAAAGTTATGGAACCAATGGAAGAATTAAATAAATTTATAGAAGAAATGAGGAGTACTAGTAGTGCTACCGATAAAATTGCGATTATAGCGCGTAGTAGTACGTTTATACATAAAGTACTAGAATATACTTATAACCCCTACAAACAATATTATACTACAAGTAAAACGTGTAAGAAAAATAGTGATAAATGTTATTATGATGGTGGAGATTTATATCCATTTGAATTATTAGATTCATTATCAGATAGAAAATTTACAGGTCATGAAGCAATTACATTAGTAAATGGTTGGGTAGAAAATAATGAATATGGAAAATTATTATATAGAATTATTGATAAAAACTTAGATATAAGAGCGGGAGATAAAGTAATTAATAAAGCTGTTCCAGGTTTAATTCCTACTTTTTCTGTTGCATTAGCTCAAGAATACAAAGGTAAATGTGATTGGGATGATAATTGGTATGCTTCAAGAAAATTAGATGGTGTACGTTGTTTAGCAGTTACAGATACTGAAGGTAAGTGTACATTATATAGTAGAATGGGTAAAGAATTTACTACATTGAATAAAATTAAATATGCAATTGAAGCTACAGGTGTTATTAATTATGTGTTTGATGGCGAAATATGTTTATTAGACGAAGATGGTAATGAAGATTTTCAAGGTGTAATGAAAGAACTTAGACGTAAAGATCACCAAATTAAAAATCCTACGTTTATGATATTTGATATGATTCATAAAACTGAATTTGATAAAGGTAAATCAACAGATACCCTATCAGAAAGATTACACACATTAAGAACATGGTTAGGTCCTAGATATGATACTAAAGAAACATTACGTTATTTAGACCAATCAGTTATTACTAATGAAACACATTTTAATAATTGGAATCAAATGGCAAGTGATAATAATTGGGAAGGATTTATGTTACGTAAAGACACTGAATATGAGGGTAAACGTAGTAAAAATTTACTTAAAGTAAAATCGTTTTATGACGCTGAATATGAAGTATTAGGTTTTGATGTTGATAATCATGAAGTAGTTAGAGAAGGTAAGTCAGTATCAATGACAATGTTATCACAAGTATGGATTGAACATAAAGGTCATTTAGTAAAAGTAGGTAGTGGGTTTACTCAAGAACAACGTTTAGAATACATGGATGGATCTATTGTTGGTAAAGTAATAACTGTTCAGTATTTTGAGGAAACAAATAATCAAGAAGGAGGAATTTCATTACGTTTTCCAACTGTAAAAGTAATACATGGAGATAAAAGAGAAGTATAATAAAATAAATAAAGTACTAGATTATATTGAAAATGTATTAGAAATACCTAGGAATGAATATAATGGTATGTCTGCTTGTCCTTTTGCTAAAAAAGAACGTGAAAACGATAATCTTTATATAGATGTTATAAATAAAGATAATGGGTTTTTTAATTTAATGGATAAATTTTTTAAATCAGGTAAAGATAATGCTATTTTTATTAATGAAATTGATATAGATAATACAGATACAAGACGTTATCAAGTTTTTTTAAATAAAGAATTAAAGAAAAAATCAATTACAACTCATAAAGTATTATGTATAAACCCAAAAGATAAACTATCAGTTGAGGGGTTTAATGTGAGAGCAAAATCACCTTATTTTTTAATTTTAGTAAATAATCAAAAAGAAATAAACCAGGCCCATAATAAATTATTAAAAACAAATTATTTTGATAAAATGGATAATAATTATAAACATTACCTAGGAATAAAATGAGAATACCTAAAAAACCAAGTGGAAGACGAGCACTACCTTTTTATTGGTGGAGGCGTTTTAGAACACATAAATCATTACCATATAAATCACCACTAATTAATAAAATTAGAAATGGTGATTTTGAATGTTCTCCTTTTTTTGAACAAGCTAAATGGGAATTACATTGGATGAAAGAAGAACAAGAAGAATTTATTAGTAGTTATCAAGGTAAAGATTATGAACTCGATAATCTATATACAGAAATTGAAATTAGAGCAAGAAAACGTTATAATAAATTATATGAAGATGGGATGAAAGATGAATTTGATAGAATGGATAGATTAGTAAATGGTTTAAGTAAATATTTTAAAATTAAAAAGGATAATATTAAAAATATAATGGAAAAATTTGATGGTACTACTGAAGAACTTTTTCTTTTTATGCAGAAAAATTTGGTTTCCTGAGATATCTTTCGTATATTTACGTATATTAAAAAATAAAAGTTATGAGACTACAATTAGAAATTTTAGCAAAATGGTTAAAAGACCATAAAGAAAGTTGGGATGAAAGAGATGGTGTCCTAGAATCAGCAATTAAACGTAGTAAAGAAGATACTATGTTTCAAATAGGTGATTTACTAGATGAAATCCTACAAATGGATCCTGATCAAATTGATGACGAAAGACGAGACAAATGAATTTAGGATACGCTTGCATTAATACGGATTTAAAAAGTAAAGGTATATTTACAAATAGAACAATGCGTAGAAAAACGTTTGATTCTAAAGGTTTAGATTATGTTTCTGACTTATCACTTCAAAATGTAAAAGATCTTAAAACACATATTCTTTGGAATAATGAATTTAAAATTAAATTATTTAGATTATCATCTCAAATATTCCCTTGGATGGAGGAATACAATTGGGAGGATCTAAAAGATTGGGAGGAAATTAAATCATTAATGTTAGAATGTGGTAACATAGCTACTGAATCAGGACAAAGACTTACTATGCATCCTGGCCCTTATCATTGTTTAGCTTCTCCAAATCCTAAAGTTGTTAAAAGAACAGTTATTGGACTTGATAAACATGCTGAACAATTTGATATGATGGGATTTACACCCAGTCATTATAATAAAATTAATATTCATGTGGGTGGGGCTTATGGGGATAAAGAAGCAGCATTAGAAAGGTTTTGTAAGAATTTTGAATTATTGGGTGATAGTACTAAAAAAAGATTAGTAGTAGAAAATGATGATAGCCCAAACGAATATTCAGTGGCTGATTTATTTGATTTTGTTTACTTAAAAATCAAAACCCCAATTACATTTGATTATTTCCACCACAAGTTTAATACTGGTGGTTTAACTGAAAAACAGGCATTAGAAACTGCTTCTATTACATGGCCTAAAGGTATAACTCAATGTTGTCACTATTCAGAAAGTCGTAGAAAAGAAAAATTAGATGAGTCAATTCGTCCTCAAGCTCATTCTGATTTAATTTATGAAAAAATACAAACATATGGTCTTGAACCAGATATTGTAATTGAGGCAAAATTAAAAGAACAATCAATTTTTAAAAGAGTAATATAATGGCAAAATTAACAAGAACAGTAAATTACTGTAATTACAGATGGGAAGAATATGTGTTAACAGATGAACAATTAGCAAAGTGGAAAACAGGTGATGAAGATATCCAACAAGAAATCATAGATGATGCAGATTGGGACCTAGTAAGAGATAAACCAATTGATGATTACGGAGACGTAGAATTCGTAGAAGAAGACTAATGGTAGAATTTTTAAGACACGCACTTGGGTTTTGTGGTGAACATTGGCACCCAAATATTTGGACTATTCTTTTAGGTGGGCTTGGTTTACAACAATCTTTTTTGTATATTAAATATAAAATAAAGGAATATGCCAAAAACTAGTCACGAATTACCTGTAAATATGCTTTCTAGAAGTTATGATATTAATGACTATGAGTATTGTTTACCTCATTTATTAGATGAAAATGAAATGTATAAAAATCATTTTTATAAAGCTAAAAAAGATGGTAGATATATCATAATGGATAATTCTCTTCATGAATTAGGTGTAGCATATGATTCTGATAGGTTAATGTATTGGATTAATGAATTAAAACCTAATGAATTTATAGTACCTGATGTTTGGCAAGACCAAACAGCAACATTAGTTAATGCTAAAAAATGGATGTCTATAGAATTACCAGAAGGAGTAACTAAAGTAGCAGTTGTTCAAGCACAAAATTATCATGAAGCATTTCAATGTTATAATATATTAAAAATACAAGGTTATAAAAAAATAGCATTTAGTTATGGTGCAGATTGGTATGCTAAAGAATTTCCTCATCCTAATCCGTTAGTTGGTAAAATGATGGGTCGTATAATGACTATATCTAAGATGTATAAAAGTAATTTAATAGAAAAAAGTGATAGAGTACATTTATTAGGATGTGCTTTACCTCAAGAATTTGCTTATTATAATGATTTTCCTTTTATTGAATCAATTGATACTTCTAATCCTATTATACATGGTTTAGAAGGGGTTAAATATAGTTCTAATGGGTTATACACTAAATCATCAACTAAGATTGATAAATTAGGATTAATACCCCTAAGCCAAGAAACATTATATAATATTAATCACAATTTAACACAATTTAAAAAATTTAAAGAATGTCAATAAATAAAAAACAAGCAGTATTATCGTTATCAGGTGGAATGGATTCAAGTACAGTACTATTACATTTGTTAGCAAAAGGTTATAAAGTAACAGCAGTTGGTTTTGATTATGGTCAAAAACATGATATTGAATTAGAAAGAGCAAAAGAATTAGTTAAATATTTAAATATAAATAATCAAACAGTAAGTTTTCAAATAATTAAATTAGATGGTTTAGTAGATTTATTAAACTCAAATTTAGTTAAAGGTGGAAATGATGTTCCAGAAGGACATTATGAAGAAGATAACATGAAAGATACAGTTGTACCTAATAGAAATAAGATGTTTTCATCTATTATTCAAGCTGTGGCATTATCAATCGCTCAAGAAAAAGGAGGAGAGGTTAGAATAGCAATGGGAATACATGCAGGAGATCATGCAATTTATCCTGACTGTAGACAAGAATTTAGAGATGCAGATTATGAAGCATTTAAACAAGGTAATTGGGGAGCAGATAAAGTAAATTATTATACACCTTATTTAAATGGTGACAAATTTGATATTTTAAAAGATGGTGAAGTATGTTGTAAAATATTAAAATTAGATTTTGATGAAGTTTACAAAAGAACAAATACATCATATAAACCAGATGCTGAAGGTAGATCAGATTACAAGTCAGCTTCATCAGTAGAAAGAATTGAAGCATTTATTAAATTAGGAAGAAAAGATCCAGTTAATTACATTGATGGGTGGGAAGTAGCAAAAAAACACGTTGAACAATTATTAGCTGAACATTCAGCTTAACATAAATGTCCTGTGGTGTAACTGGCAACACGTCTGTTTTTGGTGCAGAAGAGTCTAGGTTCGATCCCTAGCGGGACAACTAAAAATAAAAAAAAATGTTTGAAATAAAAAATAAAGTAACAATTAATGAATTAGATAGTATAGTAAATGTACTACAAAATATAGATGCAACTTTAAATGCTCTTGTATTGGTAAGTATTGTATTTGTAACATGGAAAATAATAAGATATATAGTATCTGATTTTATAAAATAAATAAATAAAATGGAAAAAAAAGAAATGAAATCAAAAATAGATAAATTACCTGATCCAAAGCTTCATCAACAGATTAGTTTTGTAAAATCTGGCATTAGAATAATAGGTTACGCAGCTATTCTTTTTAGTTTGGGTTGGGCAGTTACTTTTCTTATCTTAAGTGAAGTAATAGGTATAATAGAAGAACTAGTATAAATTAAAAACAAAAATTATGAATAAAGGAATATTATTTTTTAATGCACCTTGGTGTCAACCATGTCAGGTATTAAAACCCGTAATAGAACAAATAGGTAGAGATGGTATTAATGTAAAAAGTATCAATACCGAGTATGATGCTTCAAATACAGAAAAATATCAAGTTAAAAGCATTCCACTTTTAGTATTAACTGATTTAAATGGGAACGAAATTAAAAGAACTCAAGCTGGAGGATGGACTAAAGAACAAGTATTGACTTGGTTTCATAATGGGTAAATTTCAATCAAGTAAAGTATTTGACGGGTTTAGCACAGTATTTCGTCAATGGAAAGCAGAAGATACACATTGTAGATTTTTACATGGTTATGGTATTTCATTTAAAATTTATTTTGAAGGTGAATTAGATCATAGAAATTGGGTTTGGGATTTTGGTGGTATGAAACGAGCTAAAACTCAAATTAATGGTAAATCACCCAAAGAATGGATGGATTATATGTTTGATCATACGGTAATAATTGCTGAAGATGATCCATTATTACATGAATTTAAAATGTTAGATAATCTTCCTAACTTAGGAAACAATAATAAAGGTGGTCTGCAATTAAGAATAATCCCAGCTACTGGTGCAGAGAAATTTGCTCAATATATTTATAGTAATATAAATGAATTTGTAAAAACTGAAACTAACAATAGAGTTAGGGTTACTAAAGTTAAATTCATGGAACATGGAAAAAATGCCGCTTATTATAGCGAGTAAATAAGTTATTAGTGAATGAAAAACCACTTAAAAAAATTAACAATATGCACAAACAATTAAAAAGGATAGAGGACTATAATAAAACTCTTCCAATATTAGAAGTATATACAGCAGTACAATCAGAAGGTAGCCGTCAAGGTTATCCAACTATTGTAGTTAGAACAACAGGCTGTACTCACAGATGTTATTTTGGTGAAGGAGGATGGTGTGATAGTTGGTATACAAGTATACACCCAGAAAAAGGAACATATTCATTTCAAGATATAATAGATACTTATGATCAACATCCCCATATTAAAGAAATGATGTTAACAGGAGGATCCCCTACAATGCATTCTAAATTAGTTAATGAATTAACCCACTTTGCACATGAAAGGGATATTTTTATTACTATTGAAACTGAGGGATCTCATTTTCTTCCTACCGATTATCCTATTAATTTACTTAGTATTAGTCCTAAGTTTTCTAATAGTGTTCCTGTTATAGGTGCTATCACTCCTAATGGAGCTGAGGTAGATGAAAGAATGATTAAAACACATAATAGATTAAGATTAAATTATGAAGTAATAAATAAATCTATTGAATATCATTCTGATTATCATATTAAACCCGTATTAGATAAAAATTTATCTATGATAGAAGAAGTAGAAGAATTTTTAAAGGTATGTAATATACCAGATAATAAAGTTTGGGCAATGCCTGCAGGTGATACTAGAGAAAGTTTAATGGAATCATACCCTGAAGTAATGAATTTTGTAAGAGATAGAGGTTGGAGATTTACAGGTAGATCTCATATTATAGCTTTTAACACTGAACGTTGTGTCTAAAGAAGAGGCACTTGAAATATTAGAGGAAATAGAAGAAAATGTTGGTATATGTTGTGCCGTAACTATGGAACCAGATGAAGTATTAATATTAATTGATAAACTTAAAGAATATATAAAAAATGTATAAATATAACGCAAAATTAGATAGAGTAGTTGATGGCGATACGGTTGATGCTCTTGTAGACTTAGGATTTAACACTTGGAAAAAAGTAAGGATTAGAATGATGGGTATGAATGCCCCAGAATCAAGAACTAGAGATTTAGAAGAAAAAAAATTAGGTTTAGCTGCTAAAGCAAGACTTATAGAAATGTTGGATGATGGAGAATTTATTCTTCAATCTCATGGGGTAGGAAAATATGGTAGATGCTTAGGAGAAATTTTTAAAGAAGATAAAGTAAGTATTAACAGATAATTAATTAATGAAGGTCATGCAACAGAATATTTTGGAGGGAAAAGATAATATGGAAAATAAAATTTATGTAGGATGGAATGAAGTTGAAGAATTAGTTGATAAATTATGTTATCAAATTAAAATTTCATATCCAGAAATTAAATATGTTCATGGATTAAAAAGAGGAGGTTTAATTCCTGCTGTTTTAATTTCACACATTTTAGATTTAGAATATATAGATATTCCTAAACATTATGAACCTGATGAATGTCTGATAGTAGATGATATATGTGATAGTGGGGTAACTCTTAATAATTGGAAGGATTATACTACTGCTGTTTTACATTATAAACCTCATACTGCATGTGTTACTCCTTCAATGAATGGATTTATACATGAAGGAGATGAATGGGTAATTTATCCTTGGGAGAGAGATGATAGTGAAACTATACAAGATTATCTAAAATAGTTTGGTTTCCTAATAAAATGTTCGTATATTAATATAAAATAAAAGTAAAGATGGCAAAAAACAAAAATACTAAAATTCACGAAAAATTAGAAGTTGTACAAAAAGGTTTTGCAAATGGAGTTGCAACTAATTTTCCTTTAAATGATAAACAAAAGGAACAAATGATAGAAAGAGCTACTAAAGCATATGGAGAATTTTTAGATGCATTAGATTGTGATTGGAAAAATGATCCAAATTCAGCTGATACTCCAAGAAGAGTAGCTAAAGCATATGTAAATGATTTATGGGCGGGTAGATATACTCCAATGTCTCCTATTACATCATTTCCATCTGATGGTTATGATGGAATTATTATTGAAAGAAATATCCCATTAACATCAATGTGTTCTCATCACCATCAAACAATTAGTGGTGTAGTTCATATAGGTTATATAGCTGGAGAAGATGGTCAGGTAGTTGGATTATCTAAATTAAATAGAATAGTTGAATTATTTGGACGAAGAGGAGCTATTCAAGAACAATTAACCTCAGCTATTCATAATGCTGTACATAAAATTACTGAAGGTAATAGAGGTGTTATAGTAACTATAGTTGCAGGACATAATTGTGTTTCTTGTAGAGGAGTAAAACATCAAGGAGCAGGTATGGTAACTACTAAAGCATCAGGTGTATTTAGACAAAATACTAACTTAGCTAGAAAAGAATTTTTTGATAGCTTAAAAATTAATAACGGAGGACATCAAATATAAAAACAATGGATAATAAAAAAGAAAAATTAGGTAATAAATATTGGAATGTACCTTTTGTAAATGAGGTAGAAACATTTAATGAAACATTTGGTAAACCAAATAATTATGAACCAACAATTGGTAAAAAGAAGGAATGGAAATTTGTATATGATTTTATTCTTGAGGAATTAGAAGAATATAAAGAAGCATGTGAAAAAGGAGATATAATAGGTATATTAGATGCATTATGTGATATTACTTATGTTTCATTAGGTAATGGAACAATGTTACATGGTTTGAAAGGTCATATTTGGAAAGCATATCAAGAAGTTCAAGCATCTAATATGTCTAAGTCTTGTGCAACTAAAGAAGAAGCTGAGGAAACAGTTAAAGTAAGATCTGAAGAAAAAGGTCATCCTTGCCATTGGGAAAAAATTGGTAATCGTTATGTGGTGTATCGTTCAAGTGATAGAAAAGTAATGAAATCTATAAATTATTTTGCTCCAGATTTAAATCAATTTTTTGATAAAGAAGATTAATTAATTTTTAAATCTTTAAATAAATGTTGATATGTATAATCAAGTAATATATATATTAATAATTTAAAATTTTAAAAAATGGCAATAAACACAATCCCGGCAGGAGCTGATTTTGCTTATGTAAATGGTCAAAATAACCTAAATAGGGTATCAAGAAGATTAGATATTATAGGTTCATTTGTAAGAAACACAGCAGCATGCTCTGTTGTATCCAACATGATAACAATTCCAGTAGCTGCTTCAAACAACGATGTTGAGGTGATAGACAGTAGAAATACAAAATTCATCCCAGCAAATTCCTTAGTAACATCTATAGGTATCTTTTTTACAGAAGTATGTGATGTAGGAGCATCAGGAGTATTAAAAGTTGGATTTGGTCCAACAACAGGAGATGAATCAATTGTAGGTCAAACAACACTAAATGGTGCTGGTAATGACATAACAATTAATTCTTTCATTTCTACTTCTAATGGTGCAGTAGCAGCTGCCAGTGGTACTGCTGGTGGTTTAGCAATAAAAACAGGAGCTGCAACATATTTTGCAAATGCTTCATCTTTATTCCTTAGAACTAATGTATCAGGAAATGTATTAACATCTACTTGTCAAATAAAAGTAGTAGCAGAATTTATACCTTACGTTACAAATTCATAATAAAAGAATTAAAATTTATTAAAAGTAATTAAGGCTTAGCTTGGAAACATGCTAAGCCTTTATTATATTTACGTCAAAATAGGTTATTAATGTACAAAAAAGCATTTGCAAGACGTATTAAAGGAAATAAACATTTAATACATTTATGGACTGATGAAGGTTATGAGAAGGTAGAATGGGATAATCAAGCTTATATTGAATGTCCTGATCATGAAGCAACTTTTACTGGATTAAATGGTGAGCCTTTAAAGAAAACTAAACACTGGAATAATGAAGATAGTAGAATTCATTTTGGTGATATGCCTGCTCATCAAAAATTCTTAATTGAAAAATATGGCATTGATGATACTCCATCTACAACCCACAGAGAATTATTTTTTGATATTGAGTGTGAAATGGGGGATGCTTTAACTCCTGAATATATTCAAAGTGCTCCCAAAAGAATTACTTCAATTGCCTGGTATGATAAACAAATGGATCAGTGGGGTATTGTTATTTTAGATGAAAAAAAGCAATTAAAACACACTAAAACTAAAAATAATAAAGAAATTATTCCTTGTGGGGATGAAACTGAATTATTAAGTAAATTTTTAGAGCGATTTAGAGACATTGATCCTGATATTATTGTAGGATGGAATAGTGATTATTTTGATATCCCTTACTTATATTACAGATTATGTAATGTTTTGGGTCAAGATTTTGCTAGGTTTTTATCTCCAATAGGTTATGTAAGAGAAACACCTTGGTACAAAGATCAATATATTCAAATATGTGGGGTTGAATCTTTAGATTATATGCGTTTACATAAAAAATATAGTTGGGCAGATGAACCCTCAATGAGATTAGATGCAATTGGAGAGAAATATGTTGGTATGAATAAAATTGAATATGAAGGTAATTTAGATGACTTATTTAATACTGATATTCAAAAATTCATTAGGTATAATTTTGTGGATGTTGAAATATTAAAATTACTAGATGAAAAATTGGATTATTTAGCTTTAACTAAAAATCTAGCTCATAAGGGAAAACATAATTATAGTGAAGTATATGCTAATACTAAAACCCAAGATGGAGCAATCTCAGCTTATTTATTAAGTAAGAAAATAATACCACCTGCTAAAGATCGTAATCCTATCCATAAAAAGGGATATGCTGGTGGTTATTTATTCTGCCCCCAAGCTGGTTTATACAATTATATGTTTGATGAGGATTTAACATCACTATATCCTTCAATTATTATGACTGTTAATATTGGTAAGGAAACAATGGTAGCTAGAATTATTGATGCTGATGATAGAAATAACAGATTAGGATTAAATGATTTAAAAGCTAAGGATCCTAAAGAAGAAATATTAATTGAAAATATTAAACGTAAACGTACTAAAGTTACTATAGGAGATTTAATTGGATTTATTGAATCTAATAAGTGGGCTATTTCAGCAAATGGTGTTATGTTTAGTACAAATCGTGAGTCAGTATTATCAACTATATTAAATAAATGGTTTGATGAAAGAGTATTGTATAAGAATGAAATGAAAAAAGCATATAAATTAGGTAATAAAGAACTAGGTGCTGCTTATCATATGAAACAATATACTATGAAAATTTTATTAAATAGTTTATATGGTGCTACTGCATTAGGTTCGTTCAGATATGGTAATGTAGTGTTATCTGAAGCCATTACATTAAGTGGTCAGCGTATTATCCAAGAAAGTGCTTTATGCGCTAATAGACATATGAATAAAGTAATTAAAGGTAAGATATGAAACATTTAGAAGATACTCCGTGGTGGATTTGTGATCCAGGTGACACAAATTACTGTGCTTATGTTGATACAGATTCTAATTATTTTAATGCAGAACCTTTACTAAGACATTTATATCCTAATTTTGATGAAATGTCAGATTCAGAACGAGATAGTGTTTTAGAAAAAGAAGCACTCAAATATCAAGATATTATAACTGAAGATTATGATAGATTAGCTCAAGATTGTTTTAATGTTTCTACTCATAGATTAGAAATGAAAACTGAGTGTGTAATCAGATCAGCTTATTTTAGAGCTACAAGACGTTATGCACAGTGGATTACTAAGCAGGAAGGCATTGAAAATGAAACATTAGATGTAAAAGGGTTAGAATTTAAGAAAGCTAATTTTCCTCCTGTATTTGGTAAGTTTTTTAAAAGTTGTTTAGAACAAGTACTTAAAGGAGTACCTAAACATGAAATTGATTCTCAATTATTAGAATTTAGAAGACAGATACTAAGTGGAGAAATACCTTTAGAAAAAATTGGTAATCCCCAAGCAGTAAAAAAATTAAATAAGTTTACTGAACGTAAAGCTAGAGCTGGGGAAATGTTTTCTTCAATAGGTAAAGGTGCTCCTGCAGCTGTTAAAGCAGCTATAATTTATAATGATTTACTAAGATTTTGGAAATTAGATAAAAAATATAATTACATTACACAAGGAGAAAAAATTAAATGGATTTATTTAAAAAATAATCCCTATAGAATTGAAGCAATTGCTTTTCTAGACTATGATATACCAAAAGAAATTCGTACATTCATTGAGAAATATGCTGATAGACAAAAAGTATTTGAAAGTATTTTATTAAATAAATTAGAGGGATTTTATAATGATTTAGGTTGGTCATTAAATTTAAACCCTCATAGAAATAAATTTTTTAATTTTTAATATGGCTAAAGATAAACCTGATATGTTTGCTGATAAAAAAGCTATTATGCCCTATGGGGATAGTGTAGCAGCTCCTAAAATAGATTTACCAAATACTAATGCTTGGGTAACTCAACAATCAATAGATGTTAATAACTATTTGTCTACTAAATTTATAGAATTAAAGGAAGAATATGCAAAGCTTATATCTTTATACAAATGGAATGAATTAGTTAATAAATCTGAATTTAGTTTTATTCCTATTAAAGGACATACCTACTATCTTTATCAAAGAGAAGATGAAAAATTATTTTTATCTTTAATTGAACCTGAATATTGGGATCAATTATTTGTAGGAGAAGTGATTTTAGACTCAGATAATAAATGGATTAAAAAATAAAAAAAATGATAAATAAATCAAAATTACAATCAATAATATCAAAATATTACTTAAATGGCTTAGTCCAATCAGTAAGATGGTTAACTGAAAAAAATAAACTAAGTATTAGTTTTACGTCTGAAAATAAAGATATAGCCGGAGATTTAGTATGCGATACATCCCCAGTTGAAGACAGTGAAATAGCAATATTTGATACAGCACAATTAAATAAATTAATATCAGTTACAAATGGAGAATTATTACTTACTTTAGAAAAAGAACATAAAGTATTTTCTAAATTACACATTCAAGATAATTCATTTAATGTAGCTTATTCTTTAGCAGATTCATTATTAGTACCAAAGAGAGGAACTATTAATTTCCCAACTGAATATGATGTTATAATAGAATTAACACCTGAAATTGTAAGTAATTTTATTAAAGCTAAAAGTGCATTAACAGACATAAGTGATGTAATGATTAGTACTGAAGAAGATCCTGATAGAGGAACTATAGTACAATTTGCATTTGGAGATTTAAATAACTTTTCAAATAAAATTAAATATATTGTAGATGAAAATATAACAATAAATAAAGAATTAAAATTACCATTCAATTCAGACTCATTTAAAAATATATTAGCAGCAAATAAAGATTTAGAAAGTGGTAAACTTTCATTAACTGAAGAAGGATTTATGAAATTAGAATTTCAATCAGAAGATATAAAGACTTTATACTATATGGTAAGAAAAGAAGATGCCACATATGTATAATAAATTGACCTAAGGGCGCAAGTTTTAAATTATTTATTAACCGCTGATCTTAATGACAGCATAAAAACAAAGTGATATGAGTACACATTTTTTAGAGAGATCACACCATCCGTTTGATCTATTATTTCGAAACCTGTTTGAAACAGGAACCCAATTTACACCGGCTACTGAAGCCAAACAACAATACCCAATTAATATTTTTGAAGATGATATAGGTTTAACTTTTGAGTTAGCTTGTACTGGCATTCCTAAGGATGCTATTGAAGTTAAATTAGAAGGAGATCTAATCAGTTTTAATTATGATAAGGAGAAAACACCAGAATCTTCTTCTCGAAACTATATCCATAGAGGAATTGCAAAACGTTCTTTTAATTTAGGATATAAAGTAGGAACTAAGTTTGACCTTAAAAAAGCAACAGCTAATTTTCATGATGGTTTACTAATTGTGACAATTCCATTTGCAAAAGAAGCTATGCCAAAAGTTTTAAAAATTAACTAACCAAAAGCGCCCTTTAGGTTGGTTTATTAAAACTATTTTCGTATATTACATCATAATTAAAAAATTAAAGTTATATGACTATTATTAGAGACCCATTATTAGAGCCTTATTTTATAGGCAAAGATGCATATTGCTATACAGCGTATGAAGTGATAACACCACAAAAAAAATATTTAGCTGAAGGTAGCAAAGGCAAAAATTATGAAAAACCAATAGGCCATTATGCTGATTTTGGTAATGCTCTAGAAGCAATTATGAAAGCTCAATTAAACGAAAAAAATGGAGAATATTCATCCATCCAAGAATATTTGGATAAATGGAATAAAATAAAATCAAATTTAAATAACATTAAAGAAAAAATTGGAATATGAATTTAGAAGCATTATTTAACGCTGTTATAGTTAAACCAATTGAAGCAGAAGAAACAAAGTATGGTTCAATTGTAGTCCCTGATATGGGAAAAGATGTAAATGAACATGGAGAAATAATAGCAGTAGGACCTGGTCAACACACAATTTCAGGTACATTTATTGAAACTATGAGTAAAGTTGGAGATATAGTAATATTACCAACTCAAGGATTTACAAAGTTACAACATGATGGGGAAGATTATTATGTTGGTCCTGAAAATCAAATCTTAGCTAGAGTAAAAAAAGAAGTTGATTATGAAAAAATATTAGAAGAAACTGAACCTTTAAAAGAATAAAAATGAGTAAAATTATAGAATTTGGCCCTGAGGGGAGAAATAAATTAGTAAAAGGAATTGATACATTAGCTAATGCTGTAGTATCTACATTAGGACCCAATGGGAGAAATGTAGTAATTGAAAGACCTAACCAGTCACCTATATCTACAAAAGATGGAGTTACAGTAGCAAAACATATAAATGTAAGTAATCCTGTAGAAAATTTAGGTGTTAACTTAGTTAGAGAAGCATCTATAAAAACAGCAGATAAAGCTGGTGACGGTACAACTACATCTACTTTATTAGCTAGAGAAATGATCAAAGATGGTTTACAACATTTAGCTAATGGAGCTAATGCTGTTGAAATTAAAAGAGGAATTGATAAAGCAGTAAAAGAAGTTGTCAATAATTTAAGAGAAAATCTATCAGAAGATATTTCAGATGAAAATCAATTAGAACAAATTGCAACTATTTCTGCTAATAATGATCCTGAAGTAGGTAAGTTAATAGCTACGGCTATGGATAAAGTAGGAGTTGAAGGGGTAGTACATATTGAAGAATCTAAAACAGGTGATACCTATTTGGAAACTGTTGAAGGAATGCAATTTGATAGAGGTTATTTATCACATTATTTTGTCACTAATAATAGTACAATGACTTGTACTTTAGAAGATCCTTACATTTTGGTACTTAATCAAAAATTATCTCAAGTTAAAGACTTATTACCTATGTTAGAAGCAGTTTCTAACACTAATAAATCATTACTTATTATAGCTGAGGATGTTGATAGTGAAGCATTAGCAACCCTTATTGTAAACAAAGCTAGAGGTACAATTAAAGTAGCTGCTGTTAAAGCACCTGACTTTGGTGATAGAAGAAAATTAATCTTAGAAGACATAGCATCAGTAACAGGAGGTCAAGTATTTGATAAAGATAAAGGAATGAAACTTGATAAATTTTCTTGGGAATGGTTTGGTGAAGCTCGTACTGTAACTATCTCAAAGGAAAAAACAACTATTATTGATGGTAAAGGAGATGAAGAATCTGTTAAACAACGTCTAGAAGAACTTACTACCCAAATTGATAAAGCACAATCTTCATTTGAAACTGAAAAGTTACAAGAAAGATTAGCTAAAATGGCTGGTGGTGTTTCTATTATTCATGTTGGAGGTTATACTGAAACTGAAATGAATGAAAAGAAAGATAGAGTTGATGATGCTTTACATGCAACCAAAGCTGCTATTGAAGAAGGTATTGTACCTGGAGGAGGAGCAGCTCTATTATATGCAAGAGAAGCAATACCAGTTTCAAGTAAATGTAATAATTGTATAGGGGCTGATATAGTTTATAATTCATGTGGTAAACCTTTTGAACAAATTTTAGTTAATGCTGGTAAAGATTCAGTTGAAGCCCAAATGATAGGAAAATACAATTTAGTAGATTCAGGTAATGATACATGGGCGGGATATAATATTAAAACTGGAGTAGTTACTGATATGAAAAAAGCAGGTATTATTGATCCTACTAAAGTAACTAGAACAGCACTTGAAAATGCTGCCTCAGTAGCAGGAACTGTATTACTTACAGAATGTATAGTTGTTGATGAACCTAAAGAAGAAAATAACCAACCACAATTAGATCCATCAATGATGGGGATGGGCATGTAATATGGAAATAAAAGAAACTGAACATAATAAGCTTATTGCTACTAGAGTACCACCTGGAGACAAGTGGACTCTAGTAGATGATAAGAAAAAGGTAGTACATGAAACTTTAACTGATACTTTAGAGGCACATTTTAAATCTACAGGTAACCCTTGTGAATTTAGATTATCTCCTTTAGATAGTAAGTTATATGCTATTGAAACTCACCAATATGAAGTCCCTGAAGAAAAACCTAAAGAATTTAGTATGTATGGGGAATTTAAACAAGGAAGATAATTTGGATTCCTTAATAAAAGTTATTATATTTACAATATGAAAAAACATAGTTTACTAGTTGAAAAATATAGACCTACTAATATAGATAATTATGTAGGTAATGAAAGTATTAAAAATACTATTAAAAGTTATATTGACCAAAATGATATTCAAAATTTATTATTTTATGGTCCTGCAGGAACTGGGAAAACTACATTAGCTAAATTAATTGCTAAAAATATTGATTGTGATCTATTATATATTAATGCTTCAGATGAAAGAGGTATTGAAACTATTAGAGATAAAGTATCAGGATTTGCTAGTACAATGTCTTTCAAAGCATTAAAAATTGTTATTTTAGATGAAGCAGATTTTTTAACTATGATGGCTCAAGCATCTTTAAGAAATGTTATTGAAACCTTTTCACGTTCAACTAGATTTATATTGACTTGTAATTATCTAGAAAGAATTATTGACCCTTTACAATCAAGATGTCAAACATTAAAAATAATACCTCCAGATAAATTAGAAATTGTTAACCATTTAATGAAAGTTGTAAATAAAGAAAAAATTAAATGTAGTGTAAATGATTTAGAAACTATTACAAATAACAATTACCCTGATGTACGTAAAATGCTTAATACTATACAGGTATCTACCGCAAATAACACATTAAAATTAGATACAGACACACTAATAGGAAGTAATTATCAAGATCAAATATTAGAAGAATTAAAAACAAAAAAACCAAATTGGAGAACAATTAGACAAATAATAGCAGATTCTAATGTTAAAGATTTTGAAGGATTTTATCGTTTTCTTTACGATAATAGTAGTAAATATGCTCCTGGAAAGGAAGGTATGATAGCATATTATGTAAATGAATACTCATACCAATCAAATTTCAGAATAGATAAAGAAGTAAATTGTATGGCTTTAATATCTAAAATTATAGAAACAATTAAACCAAATATTATTTAAAATTATTAATTATGCAAAATGGAATGCAACAACCAAACATTGATTTAAAAAACACAACCGCTATTGAAACAGAAGATGGAGGAAGAATATGGCAACAAGGAGCTTTATTACGTAAAGTATCTAAATTTGTAACAGGAACTGACTCTGATGCTGTTATGCCTATCCCTGTTTTTTATGATCCTGAAACAAATAAAATTTTAGAAGATTCACTTCCAAAAGAATTAAGAGAGGAATATAAGGATGTCCTTGTTAAATCCTAAAAATATTTTTGAATGGCTAAATGAACTTACTGATAAAAAGTCAAGTTTAGATAGTTTTGAAGAAAGTGCTTGGGGAACTTTTAATGCCTATATGGTACATAGATTTGTATCAATGTATCAAGGTTATATTGAAATCGCTAACCTAGCACAAAAATTTTCTCCAACAGATAAAAAAGGAATATACAATTTTTATTGTGAAATGCTTCCTAGAAAAAAAATGTTTTTGAGATATATTAAGTCAAAAACAAAACAAAATACAAAAGAAATATTAGAACCTATTGTTAAATATTTTGAATGTAGTTTTGTAGAAGCAAATGAGTATATAAATCTTTTAAATAGGGAGGAAATTAAAGATATTCTTATTAAATTAGGAATAAATAGTAAAGAAATTAAAAAATTAATTAAAAAATTATAAAATGGCACAATATAAAGTAATAACAGCACTTAAAACTCAAGCAGAAGCTGATAAATCAAAAGCATTAATGGCATTAGAATTATTAACTGAATGTTCAGTAGGAATAGGAGACCACACTGCAGATGATTTTCTTAAAGATGCAACTAAAAGCCTAAAATTATTAGCTTCAGCTGAAGAGAGATTAGATATAATAGAAAAGTACTATGGAACAAATTCATAAAGAACAAACAGTAAAAATATTCGAAAAAGAATACCCAGAATTATCTGAAGAATTTAAAAAGATAAGTAATGAAATGTATGTAATGTTTGCAGCTAAACATATGGATTATGGGTTAAATAATATAGCTTTAGGTGGAGATATTTTAAATAATGATAATGATAAAACATTTTCACTTACTGGGCTATGTATCAGATTAACAGATAAAATTAGTAGACTAAAAAATCTATTATTAAATGGTAGAGCATTTGTTAAAGGAGAAGGAATGGAAGATACTTTTATTGATATAGCTAATTATGGCATTATTGGGTTATTAGTAGGACGTAATAAATGGAAAAAATAATACTTTGGCCACAAAAATACCCCCCATTGTAAAAATAATTAGAAATTATAAACCTGAACCTATTAATTTTGGCTATCAGAAAAATATTTCTTACTCCCAACTTTCAATGTTTAGAAGTTGCCCCCAAAAATGGGCTCTTCAATATAAAGAAGGACATAAAAGACAATCTCCTAGTATTCATACTGTA